CACCTCCGAGGCCATTCGCACCTAAAAATATCATCCAATTTAACGACTGTAATTTTTCAAATGTTGGTACGTCTATTATCGGTTCATCCCGTTTAGAAGTGCTTAAAATGCCAATTACCAACACTCAATTAGCATTTGAGGCAATGAATGTTATTTTGAAAAGTAGGGGGATGCAGGGTATCATTAAGGCTAATAATAAAGATGGAACCGGAACACAAACGCCGTTAAGTCCACAATCAAAAAAAGAAATTGATAATACGTTTAAATCTGATTACGGTTTGCGCGATGGTCAAAATCAATTTCTGATTAGTTATGCAGATATTGATTTCATCAAAACGATAATGAATAGCGAAGAGCTTGGAATTTATAAAGAGTTCTCAAATAACGCTATGATTATATCGAACGGGTTTAATATTCCGCCTGAATTATATAAGACATATATGGAGGGTGCAACGTTTGAAAATCAATCACAGGCAGTCAGACGACTATATCAGGATACTGTTATTCCGTTAGTTGATAATGAAGATCAGTATTATACCGACCGGCTTAATTTCAGGAAATACGGACTTGAATTACGAACATCATGGGATCACATACCCGCATTACAAGAAGCGTTTAAAGAAAAGGCAACCGCGTTAAGTATGAATGCACGTAGCGCAGAATTAGCATATAATAACAATGTGATTACTTTGAATCAGTATCTTGAATTATTGGAATTACAACCAATTACGGGAGGTGATCTTTATAAATTTGAAATGCCAGAACGTAACGCAATAAAACAAACTGCACCGGCAGACATTCCGGCTGAACCAGTAGTTATTAATCCTTAAATACAATTACAATGAAGAAAACAATTTTATCTCTTATTTTTATTATCGGTTGCCTATCATTACAGGCTCAATTGGTAGGAACTGCTGTTGCTTTTGCAAAGGACAGCACAACCAACACCCAGACAAAGTATTTAGCCATTGCAACGCCACGCGCGATTAACCTGGACTTCGCTATCGGCATTTACGTTATTCCAGTCAATAAGTCAGGTACACAGACGGCAAGCGCAATTGTTCAGGGGTCTGTTGATAACGTGACTTATTACGACATTACCAATGCGACCGCAGACAGTGTAAAATTAAACACGGCAGGGACTATTAAGACTTTCGGATGGCAGTATAACAACGCCTATTGGAAGTATTACCGCGTTAAAGTAGTTGGATATAATACAGGAGTAACAACTTTTACAGGTGGCCTGATATTGAAGGGTAAATAAACCGTATATGGTACACGGGCAGGATTCGTTTTCCTGCTACGGTTCAAATAAATTATTATCTTTGTAATAAAAAACACAATGAGCGATAAAAGAAAACTTTCAGACAAGGAGATTGAAAAGCTCAGGAAGCTGAAACAAAAACAGATCGACAATAACGAAATAGTTAAAAAGTAAAGTTATGGAACATTACGGGAAAACAGAATTTGCAACAAAGAAAGAGCTATTTACTTTTTTGGTTGAAAATAAAAAAGAGTTGATCGCTCAAAAGAAAGCAGAGAAAAAAGAAATTGACTGTTCCGTAATGGTTCACCCTACTTTAGTTTGGGATAAATCAAAGGCCGCAAATAAAGCAGACGGGGAGATATTAGACCCGATTAATTTAGATCAATTAAAGGTAGTTGTAGTAATCAATACGACCAACTTTCTTGACGGTTGCGGAGATGTTCACATTCCCGGACTTTGGAATAAGTCATTAATGGAAAACAAAATGATCATGCACCTGCAAGAGCATGAAATGGAGTTTGAAAAGATTATCAGCTCAGGCAATGATTTAAAGGCATATACGAAGCGTTTTAATTGGTCTGAATTAGGTTATGATTATGCCGGAACAACTGAGGCGTTAATGTTTGATTCGACTATTTTGCGCAAACGAAATGAGTTCATGTTAAATCAATACGCTAACGGTTGGGTTACTAATCATTCAGTTGGGATGCGATACATTAAGACCGACATCGCTATTAATGATGAAACGTGTCCAAATGAATACGAAGCATGGAAAAAGTATTTCCCAATGATTGCCAATTCAGATGCAGCTATCGAAAAGGGGTATTTTTGGTATGTGACAGAGGCAAAGTGCATAGAGGGTTCAGCTGTTCCGATTGGGGCAAATACCGCGACTCCTACGCTTGACAATGGAATGAAAAATGAGCCGTCTAACGACACTCAGAAACAAATAGAGCCGCCAAATAATGACACTCAAAAAAGTATCAATTTTAAATCATTAACAAACAATTTTAAAATTTTAGTAAAATGACACAGGAAGAAGAATTGCTTCAAAAAGTAAACAAAGAGGCCACTGATGCTGTCAATAAGTTTACCAGCGAGTACAAAGAAATCGCAACGAAAGCGGCAGAAGGCAAGATGACTAAAAAAGAAGTTGACGACCAATTGGCTGCACTTGAACTGAAATCAAAAGAGTTTACCGAACTTCAATTCAAATCTCTTAACGAAGAGATGGGAAAAGTGAAAGAAGAACTTATTGCCGCACGTCTTGACCTTAAGGCCATGAAAGAACCGGCAAACAAAGGCGTTAAAGCTGAAAAATCAGGCTTTGGTACACTGCTTCGCAAATCTCTGGAAAGAGACGGATTTATTGAAGAAATCGTAACTGATCCTATTTCACAGCGCAAAGCGGTAACTATTAAGAATTGGGATCGCAACGATCTTAAGATTACTACAAAGGCGGCTATCGACATGACCAGTGCGCTTGCATTAGCTCCGGGATCAACCCCAGGCGTTTCGGTTGGTTATTTGGCTGACTACAAAATGCAAGACGTCCAGATTAATCTGAACAAAGACGCGCATGTTGTAACTTTCCTACCTACCGACCCTATCACGGGCGAATACATGGGTGTACTTGTCGAGCATACTTATTTTGATGGTGCAGCAGCAACCGCGCAAGGTGACGCGCCTGTTAAGTCAAGCATCAAATTCAAAACAGTTGAATACAAAGTTTTGGATTATGCAGCAATCGTAAGGATTCATAAAAACATGCTCAAAGATGTTCCGCGTCTTGAAAGCAAATTGAATCGCATCATACCTGATTCTATTTTAGGTGCTTTGGATTCGGCTGTATTTTCAACGACCGGCGACAACTCAGCAACTGCTTGGGGCATGTATTTTGCAGGCAACTACGTAGCTTATTCAGGAACCGGATTAGGAACCGTAAATAGTCCTAACCTTATCAATTTGATTGGTAAAATGGTATTGCAGGCCGAACTTGCAAATCAGGACGTAAACACAGTTATCCTTCACCCTTCTTTATTGAATGGCATTCGTCAGGAAAAAGACGAAATTGGAAACTCTGTAACAGACCGTAACATTGTTTTCAATAATAATGGTCAAGTAGTTGCTATCTGGGGTTTAAATGTTAAGCTGAACAAGAAGCAAACAGTTGGCAGGGTTACTGTAATGTGGGATCAGGCCGCTGAAATCGGCATTCTTGAAGATGTTGCTTTTGAAATCGGAACAGATGCAGATGACTTTTCAAAAGGTTTCAGAACAATCAGATTCACCATGCGCGCCGCTTTTGGAGTTGGCAAACCTGGGGCTATCTTTGTTTCAGTTGCACCTGACACGGATATCGCTGCATTAAAACCAGTATAATCATGGAATCCGTTTCCAAAAAATCAGGAAAGGTATTCACCGGTAAGTTGGCTACAATTATGACACGCATAGGAGTAGCCAACTCCATCGAACCACCTGTTAAAAAAGCAAAGATCGAAATCCAGAAGATTGAAATAAAAGAATCTGAAAAGTAAGCTATGGCATTTATTGACAATACGTATTTTGTAGGCGAAATAGCAGTTCCGAATCAGACCGGCACAATATCAAATGCAACGGCAATCATTCAGGCTATTGGTCAGTACGAAAAAGAAATATTGATTAGCTTGTTGGGCTATAAGTTGTATTCGTTATTGATTGCCGATCTTGACGCGGAAGGATTACCGCAAACTCAACCATTTATTGATTTGGTTGACGGTGCAGAATTTGAAATTAACGGCATTCTATTGAAATGGAATGGCCTGAAAAATTCAGACAAGCAGTCTTTAATCGCTTATTATACGTATTACAAAATGATCGAACGCGAAACAGTCCATAACTCCGGTATTGGTGCAATTTTAGCCAAAGGAGAAAAAGGCAATCGCGTTTCACCTGTCAATAAAATGATTAACGCATGGGATCGGATGAGGGAGTTATACGGTAAATCTCCAAAGCAATTTGATTGTATCGGTTATTTGACTACTACATTTTTCAACTTTGAACCATCGGCGCATAACTTCTTATTTGCAAACAAAGAATCTTATTCAGATTGGCGGTTTACTCCGATTGATGGAATTAATATCTTTGGAATATGATCGATTTTAAACACTTCCCGGATGTATTCGATGAACTGATTACCGCTATTAAATTACGGTACGTGTCGGATGGTCCGACGATCAGTTATGAGTACGGAACAGAAGCTGAGTTTATCGCGCAATGTGTGATTAAGGATAATAACCAACTCGATAAATAT